GCTATGTTGAAAACGCACGTGAAGAGTACGAAGGCTTCTAAATCCACCAACCAGATTTCTTAAATGGAGACCATACGGTCTCCATTTTTTATGGGTAAGCGAAACATATGGACGTAACGCTAGCAGTCATCCAGGCATTGGCGAACGAGGCATTCAAAAATCTGCTTCTGTGCGCAGGGGTGCTAACCGCCATAATCTCAATGTTCGTCGTTCTGCGGACTGCGAAGAAGAAGCAGACGGCAGACCTGCTTTTCGGATGTCGCCTGGACGAGAAGCTGTTCGATGGAAACGCTAGAGTGGTTGCTATGCATGATGGCAACGGCAGCATCAGGGACCTGCTTAAGGATGATGCTGATAAGGACGCACGGGCGGCCGTGCTCTACGTCCTGAATCACTGGGAGCGTATCGCCGTTGGCATCGTGCAAGGCATTTATCACGAAGAGATGCTTAGGCAGTCCAACCGCACCAACGTAATCAATCTTTACAAAAAGGCAAAACCGTTCATCGAGGCTGTTCGTCATAAGGAAGGCAAGAACACTTTCTATCGACATTTCGAGAAAATGGCCTTGTCTTGGGAAAAGCGCGAGCTGAAAACCCTCAAATGCTGGCCGTATTTTCGATAATTCAGCCTTCACAGTCTGCTTCCGAATTTACCTCAGCCATGCCAGCTTCTATTAGCTGACGCGCTAGTTTTTCGGTGACGACAAAACCTGACGGCGCTGGCGTTAGGATGCGTTTAGCCTCATCGTGCGCCGCGTCCACTAGGTACAGGACCATTGTCTGGTACAGCTCCTGCCTGTTGTCAAAGCCGTGGTCTTTCATCAGTTTCCGCAGCTTCTTGTTGATACCGACAGGCACATCAATCGACAGCCTCTCGATGCCGAGCTTGTTCTTCTCGGCGTTCTTCCTTGCGCGGTACGCCGCCGAGTGTTTCGCGGCTGCTGTCTTTTCCATCGGATGCCTCTTTGATCTGCTGCCCCGGCAATTCCAGCCAGGCTTGCCGGCGGCGCTGGTGCACGCGGTTATTGATCTTGCGCATCAGGTCGGTTCGGCCAGAGTGATGCTGTGCTCTTTTGCGATGCGCCTGACGGTCCGGCTGTCGATGCCGACGGCGGTGGCGATTGCTGATGCCGTGCTGCCCTGGGCGGCCAGCTGACGAACGCGAGGCTCATGCCTGTCGCGCTTTGCCTTGAGGTTCTTCGGGTGGTTGCCGATCGCGGTAAACGGCACCTCGCCGCTTTTCCCGGCCGGAACCAGTTCGATTCGGTGGCCGGTCGCGAGGTAGTGATCGATCTGGGCCGCCAGTTGCGCAACGACCTGTTTGTGCTGGTCTGGCACGCTTTCGCCAATCACTGCAGCACCGCCTGTGACAGCGTCACCTTCACACCGTCTGCGCGCGCCTCAAGGACCTGGGCGAAGTTGACCGCATCCTTCCAGTTGAAGCGGAAGCCGCGCACCTTTCCGGTTTCGATTTCCACGACGTGGTAGGCGCTAACTCCCTTGGTGACAACCTGATAGCGAATCTTTTGGGCTGGTGGCTCTTTACCGATCATGGCGTAGAACTCCGCGGTGGCGAGATGAGTGCGGGCGCGCATGGCATTCAGGCCATCCACGCGCTGCTGAATGATGGGGTGCATGTCCTTTCCTCAGATGGTTGCGTGTACTCGTCAGCGCTCTGACCGCCTGCTATCTGCCGTTGGGCGCAGGGGAGAGCGCTGGCGGGTAAACGCCGTGTGAAAAAAAGCCCAGTCGAAACCGGGCTTTTCTTTCATCCAGGGCTCAGTACGCCTCCGTACGTGAACCGATTCGCCTGGCGCTGCGTGAGGCAGTAGGCCGGGTTCAATGTCGTTTACATGGCTGCAAATCCTCTTTCCGGAGTGAGGTTGGGAAGTTGTTGCCCCGCTTTTTATGACGCGAGTATTGCGGGGCGCACCCGTCGCACGGGTGGAGCAGGTGGGCGGTTATAGGCCGCAGTTTCGTCCGCATCCCGCTGCCCGCTCAGTGAACGGGCAGAAGGATGAGTCAGGGTTTTTTGATCAGCGGCCAGATCAGCAACAGGATCAGGACAGCGAGAAACCCATCTGCGCACATGCTGATGATTCGAGAAACTGAATCGATCAGCACCACGCCGATGAGCAAGGCGACGATGAGAAACGCCCGCAGGCGTTCCACCATTTCCCGGACCAAGTACATTTACAGATGGTCTTTCAGGTTCAGGCCCAACAGCTTCGCGCTGCGCTCCAGGGCTTTCAGCTCAGCGTCTTCGATTTCGCCGTCGGCTTCCGCTACGGTCAGCATCACGTTGAGCACGGTCAGCGCCTCTTGCGGGCTGTGAGCAAGGTCACTCAGTTCTTTCTCGGCGTTCTGACGCAGGATGCGCGGGCCGGATTTGAAGTCAGTCTTTGCGCGGTCGATGGTGTTGGACAGCTCAGCGCCGAAGCCTTGAAGAGCCGGATTGTTGCTCAGGATGGTTTCGACTTTCTGCAGCTCGACGTCCTCGAGATCGCCGTCGGCGGCCGCCACGTAGATCGCGCCGTAGACGACAGCTTCCATCAGATCGCGGTTTGCCAGCTTGGATACCGCTGCGCGGGCCTGACCGGACTTCTTGCCGAACAATTTTCCTAACATGGTGATGCCTCAGGTTGGGGGATTTCCCAATGCAGCCTGTCGCCAAGCTGCATCAGTGAAATTATTCCGTTCTGCCTAAAGAGCTTTGGTCCAGTCGATCCCTGGTAGGGGCTGGGAGATCACTTCGCTGATCCCTGGCTATCTGGCGGCTTCACCAGTCGTGTGGTGGGCCGGTTGGCCCGTCGCCGTTTTGTCGCTGGCGATGGGTTTAATTTAGCCATGCGCTAAAGTCGCGTCAATAGCTCACAGCTAAATAATTTAGCTTGGCGTGAAATTTATCCGTAGCTCCGCCGGACGCTTCAATACGACAGTTATCTAATGGATGGCTCTTTACGCAGCGCTTAGCATCAAGCTAATATTCTCAAACACTGTATGTGCATACAGCATTAGCAAAGGAGGTGTTTATGGCAGTGCAGGGGAAAATCAAGGCGCCGCAGCGGACCCAGATTTCAGCCGTAGAGCGTTTGACGTTGAGGGTTTCCAGCATGATCAACCATCCGATCGCCCAGGATAGGAAGTGGGCGAAGATTCACCGGCTTGATACGGATGGCGATCGCGAATGGGACGAGGTAATGAGCGTGCTCGCCGAGGTTGACGGTATTGAGATGACCTTCAATGACGAGGACGAGTCCGTGACATTGAGCTGGGAAGCGCCGGATGACGAAGATCCGAGGGTTGAGGACCGTGCAGAGCTTGATGCCCTAGAGCAGCCAGCACCTTTCTGATTGACACAAAAAAGCCCGCTTCGATGGCGGGCTTTCTGGTTAGGCTTTTCTGGCGTTCCAGATCAGCAGCACCTTTGCATGAATCGTCACATCGTCGATTCGAGCAGTCTGATTCTCATAGTGCTGATTGTCTGAAATCAGCCGGTAATGCTCTTCGTCCAGTCGCATCACGCGCTTGATGTACAGCTCATTGTGCCAGGTCAGCACATAGATACCTTCGCCGATGAAATCCTGAACGCCCTTGTCGACGATCACCATGTCTTTGTCGTTGATCGTTCCGGCCATGCTCTCACCCCAGCCGTTGATCATCCCGAGCGAAGTGTTGGACGTGTAGGTGACGCCCTTCTCGCGCAGGATATCCTCTCGAACGACCAGATTGCGCACGACCTCTTGATAGTCGGGAGGAACCTGCCCGGCGCCCATCGCGGCGCGAATGTCGTACTGGGGAATTACGATTTCATCGTTGGTAGGCCTAAGGCTGGAAATGTTCACTGGAACAAGGTCGGCTGGCCTATCGTCCGGTTCCTCGGCAGCCGCGACAATTCTGTCCCGTGCTTCGATCGTCAAGCCTTTAACCTTTGCCAGCATGCGCTTCACTTGGTCGGCGGCAGTGGCTGAGACCGCTGGTTCTTGGATCGTCAACGGGTCGGCTGATTTTGTAATCGGGTAGCGATCTCCGTCGACGGCTGGAACAGAGTCGAACCAACCTCGCGGCAGGTTTTCGACAGCCTCGATACGGCGCGCAACGTCATCGCCCAAATTCTTCGCGGTTTTGTCGGAAAGGATCTGGCTCAAGTGAGCAGGTGCCATTCCCCAGCGATCAGCGCACGCGCCTTTCTTCTGGCTGCCTATCAGCTTGATCAGCTGCTGTTTGCGAATTTCGTAGATATCCATCCGGGCAAGAATGCCAGTGTTTAGCTCAATGCTAAATGTGCTCACAGCTAAATATTCCTTGCTCTGATATTAGCCCTAAGCTAAATTTCTCCTACGTTTAGGAGAACCCCTATGAATGACCACCTGCGCGACTGGCTCGCCAACGCTACCACCAGCCGCCGTCAGCAAGTTGCTGATGCCGCAAAAACCACCGTCGGCCATCTCTGGCAGCTCGCGGGTGGCCATCGCAAGGCCTCCGCCGAGTTGGCTGAAAGGCTCCAAGACGCCTCTGGCGGTGAAATCAAGATTGCCGGCCTCCGGCCCGATCTGGTCGACCTTGCTCACAAGGTATTGCTCGGCGCCGCCTGATTCCCTTGGTGCAGACACATTTTGTAACGCGTGCTGGCAAGGCGCCACATAAACAAATCTGAGGTTTTAGGAATGCAGGAATTTTTGAGGGCGTGTGACGCAGTTGTCGAAGACGCGGACACCAAGAATCTCGCCACTTTGATGAACATGCCGCCGGTGAGCCTGCTCCAGCGCGCCAATGCTAACTACGACGGCGCCTGGTTCAACGCCAAGCATCTGTATGCGCTGCTGCTGCACACGAACGACATGCGTCCGCTTGAGGCGCTGGCGGGGGAGTTCGGTTACGGGATCGTGCCGCTGGTGCAGCCTGCCGCTATCGACGTCCACCAGGCACTGGGCCGCGCGGCGTTGGAATTTGCCGAGGTAACAGTCGAGACGCACACCGCGATGTCCGACGGCCGTGTAGACCAGGTCGAGCGCGCTCGAATCCTGAAAGAGATCGCCCATGCAGAAGATGCCCTCGCCACTTTGAAAGCATCGGTAAAGGTCGCCTGAATCGCAGGCAATAAAAAAGCCGGTGGCTAGACCGGCTTCTTCAACAACAGATGTGAGGTCCGATTATGCACACCACGGCCACCCAGAGCAATAGCCAGCCTGATACGTCAGTTTTCCACGCCCAGCAAACAATGTCGCGTCAGGTTATGTCGTCGCGCGAGATCGCCGATCTGACAGGCAAGGCGCACAAGCACGTTCTCGTAGACATCCGCTCGATGCTGGCCGAGCTCGAAATTGACTCAGCCGAGTTTTCGGCCCAGTACAAGGACGGCACCGGCCGCAGCCTTCCATGCTTCAACCTTGATCGCGAACTGACCGACACGCTGTTGACCGGCTACAGCGCCAAGATGCGACTGGCTGTCGTGCGCCGCTGGCGAGAGCTGGAAGAGCAGGCCGCACCGCGCATCCCCGCGAACTACGCCGAGGCCCTGCAGCTGGCCGCCGACCAAGCCCGCGAGAACAGCCGGTTGCTCGGCGTGATCGAGCTTCAGGCACCGAAGGTAGCCGCCATTAAGCGACTGGCAGCCGCCGAGGGCGCGATCTGCATCACCGATGCCGCCAAACAGCTAGGCATGCCACCGCACACGCTCTTCGACTGGATGGAGCAGAACCGCTGGATATTCCGTCGTGGCGGGTCTAAGCGCTGGATCGCCATGGAGCCACGCATCAAGGCGGGCTACCTCAAGCACAAGGTAACCGCGTTGAAGCCCGATACCGAGACAGGCATCGAGCGTGCTGCCTTTCAACCACTCGTTACCCCCAAAGGCCTGACCCGTCTTGCTGAAATCTTTCAGGAGCGTGTGTGATGGCTGGCGATTGGATCAAGTTCGAGCTCACCACGCTGGACAAGCCAGAGGTTTGTCAGATCGCAGACGCGGCGAATATCGACCCCGACGCAGCTGTTGGCAAGCTGATGCGCGTGTGGGGCTGGTTCGACCAACAGACAGAAAAAGGTAACGCTCCGAGCGTTAGCAAAAAGTTGCTCGACCGCATGGTGGGCGTTACCGGTTTCTGCGATCACATGAAATCGGTCGGTTGGATGGCAGAGGCTGATGGTGTGATAAGCCTGCCTCACTTCGAACGACACAACGGCAAGACCGCTAAAAACAGGCTTCTCACGGCCAAGCGCGTTGCGAACCACAAATCTGCTAACGCCAAAGGTAACGCTACGACCGTTAGCGATGCGTTACCTAAAGAAGATGTAGAGAAGAATAAAGAACCTCTCTCTGCGCGTGATGCGAAGGATCCTCGCATGCCAAGCGAGATGACACTCACATGGACGCCGGACCCCAAAATTCTGAAGACCTACGCGCTGCATCAGAGCGTGGCCATCGACTTGTTCACGGACAACGTCCTGAAGGCTTTCACCGGGCATTACGAACCCAAGGGCCAGGTCAACACTGAGGCCGAATGGGTGAGCATGCTGGTCAAGTGGGTTCGCAACGACCTCAACCGCGCAGCTGCATCGAACGTCAAGCCATTCGAGCGCCGCCAGTCGACCCAAGATTTCAACGACGACGACACTGACTGGAATGACCTGGGGGCGAGCCAATGAACAGCGTTGCGACCGTTACGTCTGGGTTGTGGGCCAAGGTTCAGTCGGGCCAGTACATCGCAAAGGATGAAGCGCTTCCTGCAGACGTTCAGGCAGAGCTCAACCGGGAAACCGCCGTGGTGATCAACGGACTATTCCGCCAGTTGCGAGCCATCTTCCCGGCGTGGAAGCAGGCTTGGCCGGACATGGCGTCGTACAAGGCCGCGAAGAAGGAGTGGCTGCAAGCGTTTCTCGAAGCCGGGCTGCGCAGCCTGGATCAGCTGAAGTTCGGCCTGATGGGCGCGCGCCAGTCCGGGAAGGACTTCATTCCGGCTCCGGGAGTTTTCATCGGCTGGTGTACGCCGACTGCTGAGATGCTGGGCTTGCCCACGCTTGAGGCTGCCCATCGCGAGGCTTGCCGCAATGCCCATCCGTGCATGGCGGGACAGGGCAAGTGGAGTCACGACGCTGTCTGGCACACCGCGAAAGAGTGCGGGTTCGAGAACCTCAACAAGCTGCAGGCCCCACTCAGCCTCAAGCTCTTCGAGCGCAACTACGCGATCACCGTGCGCCGGCTGATTGAAGGCCTGCCGCTAAAGAAGATGCCCTTGGCTTTGCCTGATGAGGTTGCTGCTCGCCGCACACCGGAAGTTGGTAACAGCGCCCTGGCCAAGATTCGTGCAATGCGCGCAGGTGGTCGCCATGCGTAACTCGATGCTGGAGCCTCCAGCCGTCAGCACCTACCAGTTCGCCGTGTACAGCGGTGCATACAAGTACGACCTCACCTCGAAGCCTGAGCAACCCCGAGCGCTCTTCGCCGACCGCGCGATGGCAACCAACTATGCCGCAAGCCTCTGGCCGAACACATTCGAAATCGTAGACCTCTGGGAGCCTTACCCATGAAGACCCTGTTTGCGCTGATCGCCGTCGCCCGTTGTGCGTGCTCGCTTATGCAGTGCGCCTACTCCAACCAGATGGACCCTGTTGAATATCAGTTCGGGGGCGGCCTGTGATTGCGGCGCAACCGAAGATGTTCAAGAAGCGCACTCGGGCCAAGCCGGTTGACCGCGAGGGCATGGAGCAGGCCGCATTGATGAAAGAGCTGTCGCTGCGCCTGCCGAATGTTGCTGCGCTGATCTACCACGTTCCCAACGGTGGTCAGCGGCATAAGCTGGTGGCGATCAAGCTGAAAGAGCAGGGCGTTAAGGCGGGCGTTCCTGATCTGGTCCTGCCCATGGCCCGCGGCGGTTATTTCGGCCTGTATCTGGAGTTCAAGGCCACTGTGCCGAACGACGCCGCCGTCTCGGCCAGCCAGCACGCGTGGATTCGCCAGCTCAACGAGCAGGGTTATCTCGCGATCGTGTGCCGCGGCCACTTCGATGCCATGGAGCAGATCCGCGCTTACCTCCTGCTCCCTCCTACAGTGGTGGCTGCATGACGACGGCAGCCGTGAGAATCACCGAAGCCGAGATCAAGCGCCAGGCCGCCGGCGACGTTCGAGACCTGCGGGATTACGAGCATCGAGGGCTGTACCTGCGTTTCGCTCAGGCTCGTATCCGGGCGTCATGGTTCCTGGTAGTGAGGGGCAAGTGGAATCGGATCGGCAGCTATCCGGACTTGTCCGTGAAACAGGTGGTTGCGGCGCTCCCTGACATCCGCCTGCGCCTGGACGCTGGTGCGAGCACGAACCTTTCCAAATGGCTGACCGCTGGCGAGCTGCTGGAGTGGTACGGGGAGCGTATGTCTCGGGATCGGAGCCTTTCCGACAAGCGCAAGGACACGGCTGCCTCCGCGATTAAGTGCCACCTGATCCCACGCCTTGGCGCTGCGCCATTGGCCGACATCGACAAGGCATTTCTCGACCGTGAGCTGATGTGGCCCCTGCAGGAGACGCTGTCGATCGATTACGTACGGCTGGTCTTCCAGCTGCTGGCGCTAGCCTTCCGGCAGGCCCACAAACTCGGGCTGATCGCGAGCAACCCCTTGGCCGGCATCAAGTTCAGCGACTTCTCGAAGGCCAAGGTCACCGTCAAGCCGTCGCGCTTGCGGGGCGTACACATCGAGGAACTGCTGAGCCTGCTGCTGCGTGACATGTTCCCCTTGATGAATGACGCCATGCTGGCGCTGATGATGCTCTGCCATGGCACCCGGATCGGCGAAACCCGTCAGGCGCGCTGGGACCATGTCAGCTTGGCCGAACGCGTGTGGTTCCTTCCGGCAGCAGACACGAAGACCCGGGTCGAGCATTACCTGCCACTGACCGATCAGGTCCGGCACCTGCTGATGCGTTACCGCGAAGTGCAGATGGCTCGCGGGTATACCGGCCCGTTCCTTTTCCCTGGGCGTCGAGGCAAGCCGTTGAGCGAGAGCCAGGCCAGTGGCGTGTTCACCAGGCTCGGGAAGGGCGAATGGACCAGTCACGACCTCCGCAAGCTCGCCCGGACCGGGTGGGCAGACATCGGGATTGACCATCTGATCGGCGAGCTGCTGATCAACCACGCCATGGGCCACAACGTGAAGGTGTACATCCAGTCGGACGTCATGGCGCGCAAGCGTGACGCGCTGGAGAAGTGGCACGGCCATCTAGACGGCAAGGGCCTAAGCATCATTCTTGGATTGACCGGCTTTAGATCTGGGGATTCCGATAAACCGCTACAGGCCACGGGGAACAAGGGCTGCGACCCCATCCAAGAATCAACCATAGGCGAGGTTTCAAAAGCATGAAAAATGGTCGATCTGCACTTCTGCTGGCCTCGCTGGCGGTATCTCTTTCCTGGGCTGGCCTCGCTGCTTTAAGTGCTGGCCGTGCCGTTCAAGGCTGGAGCATTCCGCTCACCAGTGGCCCAGCCCCGCGGCCGTGGCTCAACAGAAAGAAAGGCCGAGGTGGGCAATGAAGAAGACTCACGGCCCGGCCTTCGGCAAGGAATTGAAGCCGCTGATGGAGTGCGGTGCCTGCGGTGGCACTGGCGTCATCAGTGGTGTGTTTCACCAGCTCGATTGCGCCAACTGTCATGCATCGGGCTGGGTATGTCAGGCGACCGGCGATGCGTTGCCGCTCGAGGACTTGGTGACACAGCTGAACATGAAGCTGCGCAACATGGCCGCCGAATTGAACCGTGCACGCCATGCCCAAGGCGGCGCGCACGAACAGTACGAACAGAATAACCGCCGCGGCGCCGGCGGCACGAATTGGACGGGGGATTGATCGATGGGCATCTATAAAGACGTGATGGGGACTTTGGTCCGGGTGCTGGCTGCTGACAACATCGACAACAGCACGAAGCAGTCATGGCAAAAACTGATCGACGCAGACGCGCGCCAAGGTGGTACTGGAAGCACCATCTCGGTCCGCGACAAGTTCGACTATGACTGCTGCCTGTATGCGCTGCTGCATCGAGAGTTGGATCAGGCTCACTGGGATGTTCTGGTGGCCAGGTACTCGACGCACAAGGCGAACAAAGTCGCATCGATCGGCAGGCTTGTATCCCGCATGAGCTCGCCAGCGCCCCAGTTGTTCATCTATAAGGCGCTCACGGCTTGGGCGATCCCAAAGCTCAAAGGCGTGCAGACCGGCAAGCGCTCCACTGACATGATCGTGCTGCCCACCGAGTTCTACGACATGAACACCTGGGATCCGGCTGGTTCGCCTGAACGCACTCGTCGCAACTGGCGCACCGGCATTCATAAGCGCTTGGAAGCTCTGGAGGAAGCTGCCGTCATCCATGCCACCGAGATATTCGACGCAGAACAAATATTCGTGGACGCCGCTTGACCAAGATGGCCGTTTGGCCGTAAATTCCTTCCATCATGTCGATCTTGCGTGCGGTGATACGCGGCGACAGTCAAAACATACCGAACCCGGCCCTCGCGCCGGGTTTTTCGTTTCTGGAGTTCTGCGAATGACGCTGATCTCTACCGATCACCTGACGGTGTGCGGAACCACAGCCAGGGTGGGCCCTCGGGCAAGGCCTGGACGTCGATAGCCGGAAGTGCGGCGAACGGAAATAACACCGGCAGTCAAAGCGCCCGCAGCTCTGATGCTCCGGGTGGCTTTGGCGGGCAGCGTGGGAAGACACGCAAACCATTTCGAGCCTCGGCATTTGCCGGGGCTTTTTCGTTTCTGGAGCACATCATGCAGAAGACCGTTTCGATTGAAGTTGCCGACTACTCGGACTCCAGCCTGCCTACCAATGCAAGTGACCTTCTCGCGTTCTGGGAAGCGGAACTGCAGAAGGTTCCGGCTGAGTTTCGCGAGTCGGCAGAGATCAAGCGGTTCAACGTGAGCTATGAAGGTGACTGGGACGAGTGGCGCACCACTTTGGAATACTCCCGCCTTGAAACGGCAGAGGAGCAATCTGAGCGTGAAGCGAAAGCCGCGAATGCGGGAACCCGAATCCTGTTCGGCAATGAGCAAATAGAGCTCTGGCGAGACGGCCATGTGGTGATCCGCATGGGCAATATCGATAAGCCTTTCGTTGTTTCGGGCGATCAGGTCTTCATCAACGATGCCTTGGTCAAGGATGCTGGCGTGACGGCACTGAGCAACACATTACCGGGTTATGCGGCAAAGATTGCGGTCTCTCCTGCCGGCCAAAGTTATGTCGCAGGTTTTGGGGTAGGCCTGGCCGGTGACGGCAAGTGTGCTGCACACGCTACGTCAGTGCTTACATCAAGGGTGACGGGCGAAAACAACGAGCCCGCCAGCGATTTCGAGAAGGCTCTGGCCGAGGGAGATGCCGGAAAGATCCTGGACATGCTCGCCGGAACCATCAGCGAAACTGCACTTGGTAAAGAACTCACCGCCCAGATCGACAAAATTGAAAAGGCGGATTCAGCAACCGTGCAAGCTCTGGAAAGCCGAGTAGCCTCCTTGGAGGGCGTTGTAGCCGCTCGCCTTGCGAAGATCGATCAGCTTCAAAAAACGGTCGCGATACAGGATCAGATTCGAAGCGCCATCATCCGCGAGCTTCGCCCAGGCGGAATGCTGTATCGCCGCTGATCCGCTTACCGAATACCAATCCCCGCCAAGTGCGGGTTTTTCATTTTTCCGATCCCGAAAGGGTGGTCTGTCGGATGTCGACGAACATGCCAGAAAAAACACCTGACTTCTGGGCGCACGTCTGGCTGATCCTCTCTACGCCGCTTTGGCAGGGGGCAATCATGGCCGCAACCATCTCGATGCTTCGTGTGCTCTATGAGGGCAAGGAAGCGAATAAGTGGCGCGTGCTGCTTGAGGCGTTGATGTGCGGTGGCCTGAGCCTGTCGGCCAGCAGCGTGATTGAGTGGATGGCCTGGCCGTCCAGCCTGTCAGTCGGCGCCGGCGGTGCGATCGGTTTTATCGGCGTGACTGCGATCCGGGAACTGATCATCAAGTTCCTTGGACGCAAGGCAGAAACGCCATGAAGGCCTTCGCTACCGCTGTGATCATCGCGTTGGTTGCATTGCTCCTTGTGGGCATCCAGCAGTACCGCGTTATCGCGCTGCGAGGCGAGGTGGCAATCGAGACCAAGGCGAAGACCGAAGCGCTTGCCGCCAACGTCGAAAGCCAAGCCACGATCACCACCTTGCGCGCCGAGGCTGCAAGAAACGTTGCCTACCAGGCTGACCTCAATAACCGGCTCAAGGCCAGCGAACAGAAAGCCCTGAAGGCGAGGAAAGACTTTGAAGACCTCAAGCGTAAGAGCCCGGCTGTTCGTAAGTGGGCTGATCAGCCTCTGCCTGACGGCCTGCGCGGCAAGCCAGCCAGCCCCGGTAAAGACAACAACGGTAAGGCTCGAACCCCCTGAGCTTGTCCCTTGCGAGCGCATCAGCGAAAGCGATGATGACCTTGCCTTAAACGGTGACCTTTGGGCGTTGAAGGATCGGGCAGTAAATCTCCTCGATACCTGCGCTGATCAGGTCGACGCTCAAATCCTTCGCAGCAAGAGCAGATAGCCGTGGCCTGTAGCGGATGCGCCGCGCGGCGCGAACGAATGAAGAGGTGGATGAATGTTAGTTACGAACGAGCACGCGACCTCCTTGTTGGAAAGGGTAGTGGCAGCACAGGAAGCCCAGGCCAAGGCGATGCAGCTGATAGCCGAGCGCCTCGATCTTCTGATTCAGGCGATGGCAGAGGGTGAGCCTGAAGATCCTGACGCGCAGCCCCTCAGATACATGGACGGGTCACCGTGCCGTTGAGACCACAGAAGCCGTGCAATGCCCAGGGCTGCAACGTTCTCACCCGCAACCCTCGGTACTGCGATGCTCACGTCCACCTATTGAAGAGCGCTGTGCGTGCCAAGCCTCGCGAGAGCAGCACCAAACGTCACTACAACTACAAGTGGCAGCAGGCCCGGGCAGGCTGGCTGGTCAAGCATCCGCTGTGTGTTCACTGCGAGCAGCGCGGTCGAGTCACCGAGGCCAGTGATGTCGACCACATCATTCCCCACAAAGGTGACATGACCCTGTTCTGGGACCGCACCAACTGGCAAAGCCTGTGCGGCCCGTGCCATTCGGCCAAGACAGCCGCCGAGGATGGTGGATTCGGCAACGCGCGGCGCTGAAATGCCAAAAAGCATCGAAAAAACAGAAAAAAAGCTTGAAATGAGACGAATTCTCGTTTCAGGGGTGGGGGAGGGTCAAAAGTCCAGGGCCTTTGGCTTCTAGACCGCGCCCTCAGCCTTTCTTACACACCCGCGAAATTAAAAATCCAGGAGTTGCGCGATGGGAGGCACCGCCACGGTCGCCGGCCGTGGTCGCAAACCCAAGCCGACGGCCAAGAAACAGCTGGCCGGTAACCCTGGCAAGCGGGCGCTGAACACCGCCGAGCCACAGTTTTCGAAGATCACACAGATCGACCCGCCCGATTGGTTCAGCGAACGGGCGGCCACCATGTGGAACATGATCGTTCCCGAGCTGCTGCGCGAGAACGTAGTTGCGATCACTGACCTGCATAACGTCGAAGCCTTCTGCAGCGCCTATGACAACTGGCGCATGGCGCAGGAGTCGATACGCGAGCACGGCATTATCGTGACGGGTGCCACCGGCGGACCGATGAAGAACCCGGCGCTGACGGCGGCGAATGAAACAATGCGGCAGATGGTTACCTTCGGCTCGATGCTCGGCCTTGACCCTGCGAGTCGCACGCGCCTGATCGGTGGCAACAAGGAGAAAGAAACCAACGAATTCGCCAAGCTACTGAGCTCATAAATGACCAAAGCCCTGCACCCAAACGTCGATAAGGCAACGGCGTGGGGTAGGTCTGTGCTTCGTGGAAAGGTGCCGGCGTGCCGCTACATTCACCAGGCCGTTCAACGGCACTTCGATGACCTCGCTGCCAGCCGAAAGCGCGGGTTCAAATTCAAGTTCGATCCGGCGAAAGCTGAAAAGAAGCTCAAGCTGATCCAGCTGCTGCCACACACGAAGGGCGAATGGGCATTCAAGCGTCAGCTGATCAGCCTGGAGCCATGGCAGCTATTCGGCATGGCGGTCACGTTCGGCTGGGTCAAGAAGAAGGGCGGGCACCGCCGTTTTCGTGAGAGCTATTGGGAGGTGCCGCGTAAAAACGGCAAGTCGGTGATCGCCGCCGGCGTCGGCATCAGTATGTTCGTGGCTGACGGCGAGTTCGGCGCCGAAGTTTACTCAGGCGCCACCACTGAGAAGCAGGCATGGGAGGTTTTCCGGCCCGCGAAGCTAATGGTGGCCAAGTCGCCGATGCTGGTCCAGGCAGCAGGCATCGAGGTCAACACCTCGAACATGAACATCCCGTCCGACTTCAGCCGCTTCGAACCGCTGATCGGCGATCCTGGT